TAATTAAAGACTCATTGAATAGATAATAGAATTGAATGCTGATACCGTATTTACCAGCAGCCATACACAAATCGTTAGTTGCTTTAGTAAACATACCAGCACATTGACCGCCATACATAGGTGTAGCAATCATTAGTTTTTTCTTTTGAAGGTCTTCTGTTTTAATTTCTAACTTCATTTATCAAGTCCAGTTATTGTAAGTGTGGTAAGCTCATCAGTATCAAATACAGTATCACCTAACATAGAAGTAATAGTTAAATCACCATAGTCTGAGCTATAAACAGTGTTAACAGTATCTTCAGGTGTAAACTCGTCTGCCGTTTGATCATGAATGTATAGCTGAATGAGTGCGTAATGTAATACTTTCATTAGATCTTTACGGGCATCGCTTTGGCTACCTTTCTTTCCATAGCGTTGAGCGTATTTAAGTACATTACCCATACAGAATCCAGTACCGTGGCCACCATCGATAATAAATTCAGTGGCTTGAAATTTTTCTTTTGAGTAATGAGAATCATATGTAGAGTCAACGTATTCTTGAAAATCTTTAATCAATTCGTTTTCTCTAAACTTATATTCTATCATTATATAAATTCCTCCAATGTATTAGCCCTTTCAATGTATTCGGCTTTCTGTGTATGATTATATTGCAAAACGTAGTCTGTGTCAACTAAAACTAACTCATTATTGAGATATTTTTTAGTCTCTTCTGCCATGTCAGTAGCAGTTTGTACTGGTACATTTTGGCAAATATGATTTGCTGATTTCTTAGGATTCAATAACTCAAAGTCTGAAGGTAGACCCATAATAGTCATTGCTTCCCTATATGTTATATATCGATCTTCTACAGGGTGCGTTAGCATAGTGGGATAGTGACCAACGAAAGCACCAATGTTATCCTTTGGAACAATAGTACCACGTCTCATAATATTACCACCGGCTTTGAGTTTAGCATCACGATACTTACACTTTTCTACTTCTTTTTCGTATCCATGCTTTTCCATCCATGCACCAACTTGCTGATAGTTATATCCCATACGCTCAATATAAGAAAACACGTCGGCATTACGTACCTTTTGCGGTTCTACAATCTCAGCAAATTCTTTATGAGTAATCCCACCGTGAATCTCTTCTAAAATAAACTTATAGTAAATATCGTCTTTCGATGGAGTCTTCTTATTAATAGGTTCCATTTGAAAGTTAGACTTTACACCGTTTAATACATCTTCAATAGGTGTATGTGGACGATTATAATAATTCATTAAAGGAGTTTTATCGCCTTTCCAAAAGAAATAGAAAGAACGTTCTCGTATTTGTGGTCCACCATGTAGTAATGTTTTGGTTCGATATACTGACATTGTATAGCCATTATCCTTACCAATTTTCTTTAACTCATTCCTAACAGTTTCACCAATCTTACCAGCAAAACCGGGAGCATTCTCACCCCAGAATACTTTTGGTCTCATTTCACCAAGCACATAATTTGCGGTAAGTCCCATCCATTTATTATTTTCGTTATGATCTCCAAAGCCATGTGACAATTGAGATAGACCTGCGCACGGGCATACAGTATGAACTACGTCGACTGAGTGCGGTGCTTTTTGTCCTTCATCGAGTAAATAGAAAGGTACGTCTGGCATGTAATTACGAATATGAGAATCATTGTCAGCAAATGCACTATAAGAAAGAAAATAATCGGGCTTACTACCATAGGCTGCAGATGCTCCAATAGTTTCACCACCAATAAGTGGTACAATCGATGCGTGGCTAATCATACGTTCTCCTTAATTTTATTCATTAAATCTTCAAACGTAACCTCAGCATCTTGGTGCGCTTTGTAAAATTCGAATGCTTGTTCTCTATATTCATTACGGTATCCATCATCGGCTTCAAGCTTACGTACTAATTCTAAACTCTTAGCATTATCGCTATCAGCTTCGAGCCAAACAGTACCATTATTTGGTGTTTCAGTAAGAGGGTCGCCAGAAACCCGATGGATACAGACATCACCATATTCTTTACGGAAAACCGGAACTGTACCAGCACATACAACTTCTTGGTGAGTATACTCAATAGAACGTTCAATATACTTTGGTTTAAGTATACTTAGCTGATAGCCAAATCCAGAACGAGACATACGATGCATTAGCTCATCGTTAATAAATGTACTAAACACCGAAGCTTTGTCTCCATAACGAGATTGTAGATCTACGTCGTCAGGTTGATTTGCTAGCTCGTCGTAAAAATCGCTGAGTTCTTTAAAGCCTAACCATGCTGGAGATTTTTCAATACCTTCCATAGTAGTTAGCCAACCTTCTTTTTCACCATAAGCATTATGCCATTCGAACATAAGCTTATAACCTTTCCAAGAAGTAGTACGCCCAATCCACTTATGATGCTTTGGATCCTGCATACCAATAGGTTTCCAGTATTTTTGACGAGTTCCATCAAAGTCTATGCCTGGCTGAAATGAGTGAATGGTTGGCCCATCGTCTTCACCAAGGAATGCAGCAAGTCCACCAGTACCAGTATAATCTTTTACGTATTGAGAAAAATCATTGGTGCTAGCATGAGCAAAAATAATATCAGCTGCGTCAATTGCTTCCTCTAAAGCACCATTACGTTTAATAGAATATACTGTATGGTCGTGTTGGATAAGGGCAACAGGCTTATTAAACGATTTTAAAGCATGTTTCCAGTTCTCAACAGCTTGAGCGCCAGAGCCTTTACCTCGTCCAGTATCTTTAGATGGTAGTGAGTTTATCATAATAACATCTGAGTTATTACATTCTTCGATCATACTATTCACAGCAACTTCATCAGCAAATTTGAAATGGTCAAACTCGCCTAAGTCGTGTGCGTATTTTCTTGAGTAGTTTTTATCTTTAGCGGCGTAGACTTTTACTTCATATCCATGTTTACGTAGCCACTTTACTTGCTCAACTGTGTACTTGGTCACGCCACAACCTTCTACACCACGAGCCATTATAACAGACACTTTATTCATTCATATATTCCTCTAAAGCATTATATACGTGATATATTTATGCAATTAAGCAGGGTTAATAAATTCATATTCTATTCCTGCTTCCTCAAACATGGCAGACGTTTGATTAAAAGATTCTGTCCAATGATCAGGATATTTTCCATTTGGCATAATCACTCGTTTAATTCCAACTTGAATAACTCCCTTTGCACATTCAGAACAAACTGGTAATCCCCACACATAAAGAGTAGATCCATCTAACGACACGCCATTATATGTAGCATTATATATTACATTTTGCTCTGCGTGAACTACATATTTGTATTTTGTTTCTTTTACGTTCATACGAGCAGGTGAGTCATTGATACCACGAGGAAAACCATTATACCCTTGTGCTAACACTTGACCTTTTGATCCAACAGCAACTGCGCCAATTTTAGACGAAGGATCTTTAGACCAAGTACTTACTTCTCGAGCAAGACTAAGATATCGTTTATCCCAATTACTCATCAGACTTACCAATCATGTTTTGTTTAATATCATAAACTTTTTCTTTTTCAATCAAGTCTATTATGAGATTAGTAATATCAATATCTTTCTTTATAAAAAACATTTTCTGTTGAAGCTTCTCAAGTTCTTGTTGATAGTATTCAAGCTCTTTTTCTTTACGAAGCTTAGTCTCAATAATGTCAGTGATTTGAATTAACTTAGTCATTTTACTAGATGGAAGTGACGCTCGTATACGTGAAGATTTTGAACTTGCCAGAACAACATACCGGGATGGATGTCAGTACGATCGTTTTTAAACGAAGTCATAACATTATAATCTTCGCATAGTTTTTTCAATACATAGTTTTGCCATGCTACGTCATTCTTATAGCCATATACCACATCATTCGATCTCATTTGTACCACAGCATGTAACATATCTTCACGAATATAATAAGTAACAGCATTAGTACATATAAAGTCAGATTTACCATTTTCATCAAACTCACGCCAAATAGATGGACGATTATAAACCATAGTAGCTCGGCGACCATCAGGATTTTTTGTCAATTCTTCAAGCACATTGGCGTATTGGCCATAGTACTTTTCAGACCAAATGAGATGGCCATAATTCGAATTGATTTCACCGTGTTTGTTAGCGGCGTATTGCCAAGCTTTCGGTGGATCTTTATCTTCAGACCAAATGTCGTTAATGTTAGTCGACATAGACTCATACCAATCAATTTCAGATTGAATGTAATCGTAGTTTGGTTCACCAAAGATAGCAGATTCGTTAGCAATAAACGAAGCACCAAGCATTTCAATAGTCTTTTGACCAGTCTTGTCGATAGTAAAAGCTTCATCGTTAAGTTCATTAATAAAGAACTTACGAATATCACTTACTGTTTCATATCTACTCATTGTTGAAAATATCCTTGTCTGCGTCTTGGCCATCAATACCTTTACGGCAATAAGCTACAAAGAATGAAGCGTAATTAATCAAATCTTTGGCTGAATCTTCGAGCGATTCAAAGTTAGGTGAACCACCGCTACGCATCATATCCATTACTGATTTCATACGTAACATTTTAGCATGCATAATATCATGAATGGTAAGTACACCATGTGGATAATAGTCTGCTTGAGAAACAGACGAATCGGGATTTTGATAATCCCGGCTTTTTTTCAATTGAAGTTCAACACATTCTTGAAGAACGTTTACTGATTCAGGTGTTTCCATATTATTCTCCTAGTAAGTACTCGCAGTTGCGATCCATAGTATGATTATAATACAATTGGCCTTGATTGTACATTGATTTTTTCACGTAATTTTTAAAATTTTCTGTAACAGATGTCATAAGCATCCATGATACACTATACTTATTGTTACTAACTTCTTCGTAATCTCCAACAATAAGCTGTTCAACAATGTCAGTATTGCGAAGAAAAGTCTTTACGTACTCAGGCCTATTCCAAGAAAAGTACTTAGTTTTGTCATTAGAAAGAAAACGTTTACGCTTTACTTCAGTACGTAGATTATTCCATTTAACGTCGTAAGCATAAGACTCACGATTTTTAACGTCAAACTCAAGCGGATTTTTCTCAGCACCTTGTCGTTCTAAAGCAAACTCAAGGATTACACCAGCTTTAGTTGCAGCATACACTTGCTCGTAACTACGACCACGACTTCTTATTGGACAATTATATATTTCTGAAGCCATCGTTTCAATAAACGACAGCTCAGATTCTGAAAGTTTAAATGTAATTGGCTCAGGCTTCATTATAATGTTTCTTCCATTGAGAACCAACTGTACCCAGTCCACTACCAGACAAATAGACTTGCCACATAATACGAGACACTTCAACTGCAGAACGTGCTTTTGAGATGTCGTATTCCAAACGATTACGTACAAGCTTTTTTGTTTTCTTAATGTCAATAAGCGAAATGGCTACCTCACGAGATTTCTCAAGAGGTAGTTTATCAAGTGATTGTAAAGCTTCTAAATTCATTATGCATAATCCCGAATGTATACGTCAAAGTGAGTTGCGTTTTCGATAGGCGTGTCCCTTGCCCAAGAGTTTTTACGAGGACCGCGTGGACGAATAAACACACCTTGCGTTTTACGATCATTTTTAATGTTAAAGTAAGGTGATTTACGATAACGTTTAATATAACCATTACGATGAATAAGTAAAGCCTTAAGCTCAGCAATGGCCGGATCATTGAGATCCGTTGTAGTAAAGCGATAATTTTCAGATGAACGATTTTTGTAAGTCACATAAGCCATGATTAAGTCCTTTTATTATTCGAAGTTTGGATCGAAGTTTTCATTTTCCTCAATTGTAAATAAGGGGGTGAGAGACCCATATTCATTTTTTAGGAATTTTTTGATGGTAGAAAAAGAATGGAAGTAAATATTAGAAATTGGATTACCCCCGCCAGGCCCATTTGGGTTGATTATATTAAATTCGATTAGATATGATTTTTGGTGTTGAGGAATTAAGTCAATTGAATTGTGGTCAAATTCAAGGGTAATGAAATAAGGATGAGTTTGATTATAGTATGTCATTTGGTTTCTCCATTAGTTGATATAACTAAT